CTTCAACTCCTATAAACATTTTTTATTTAATTGTTCATTAATATATTTTTACCACCATATGAAAACTAATTTCTATAGTAGATAACAAATTAATGTCTTATTAACATTTTAATAAATATGAATTTATATATTATTAATTTAGTATTATAAAGAAATGAGGATGATTTATATGTCAGAAAGAAGTACAGTAGTTATATTATTAAATAGTTCCGCTTATTTAAAAGGTGTAAAATGGATGAAAGATAACTCTATTTCAGATGAAAATAATCTATTGAAAAGTAATGGTAATGTATATTATTTAAAAACCGGACATATTATTTTATTCTTTGAAGATAGTAAATGGTATTCTCATATTCAAGACGTCGGTAATATGATGCAGTTATTAGCAACTCTTGATGATGAAGAATATCGTTTCGTTGAAGTTGATGGTTATGGTGGGGTTAATGAGATGGGTGATAATGATGGTCATGAGTTATATGCATACACCCACTTAGTCATGCCTGATTTAAAATCCGAAGCAATAAAACTTGATCCAACTAAATATTATATCTTTATTAATATAAATGATGGTGAATGATATGATTGTTTTATTATTAACAGGTGAAGCTTACGAAAAGATATTACTAGAATTATCAAACGATGCTGTTAGTGATGAGTTTAATTTGCTTAAAAGTTATGATAATCTTTATTTATTACCCAGTGGAAATGTATTGTTATATATTGAATCTGATGATAATTATGATGATCAGGATATAGTTTTGGATGAGTATTTGGAAGAACATCTTGCTCTATGTGATTATCGTCTTATACGAATGAACTATGGTAATGTTGAATGGGACTGGGGTAGTTTATCAGCAGAAGAATTATATACTCTACATATCTGTACAATGCTTGATGAACCAGATTTACCTAAATTAAAACATATTGAACCTAATAGATATTATATCTTTATTAAAGTAGGTAATGTTAAATGAGTAAACAAGGTAAATTTCTAACTGATTGGAAAAATCATTATGTATCTATATTCTCTACCATGTACCCTGATTTAAACGAGAAGGAACTTAGTAAATTCATTAAAAGCATTGCTTCGGAAAGAGCAGTTAGTCCAAAAGGAAAAATTCATAATAACTATAACCATAAGGAGATAGACGTTGATTTACTTACTTTAATTGATTGGTATGACAGAACTAAACCTATAGCTGCTGGATTTGGAGTATTCTTTAAGAATCAGGATCAAGAACTCAATCCCTCAGCAGTAATGTTGGATAATTTCCTAACTTTAAGAAAATCATATAAGGACAAACTTAAAGAATTTGACAGGAAATCATATGAGTATGCCACATTTGATAGGCTTCAGGGAACTGAGAAAATCAACGCAAATTCCTTCTATGGCTGTTCCGGGAACCGAAAATCAAACTTCTTCAACCTCTATACGGCCAGTAGTACAACATCTACTGGCCAATCTATAATATCTACAACAGAGTTAGCCTATGAAGCGTTCTTAACTAATAATGTAACATTTATAGACTTAGATGATTGCATGAATTTCATGGAGAATATTATTCATGAGAAGAAAGTTTTAGATGATAGATTCCTACCTAATATATCAGTAGAGTTATTAATAAAGAGATTAAAATCAAATTTCCAGGATTATAAAGATTCATATGAGGATATACTATTCTGTTATATATTAAACCTAAATCAGAGAGATATTAATAGAATATATTTTAAGAATAACTTATATGAATTTTCTAGTCTAAGAAAGATAAATAATATGTTAACTTCAGTTATGTTAAAAGTGGATGAGTTTAAAAATCCAAGTAAAGTACCAGATATTATTAAATCTGATTTAAAAGAACTCTGGGATTATTATGGGCAATTTGTTTTTTACAACCATTTTGCTTTTGATAGAATTCAAAGATTGAAGAACGATGTTCGTAAGAGTGTACTAGTTATAGACACCGACTCAAATTTCATTCATTTAAATCCATGGTTTATTGCAATACAGAGTAATATTGTTATGAATAATACTAAATTATTTAATAAAGATCCCGATCAAATGAAATTTATTATTATCAATATAATGTGTTATTTTATGACAGAAATGATAACTTTAGTTTTAGCTAGGTATTGTAAATATTCACATGTGCCTAAAAAATACCGACCTAAAATTAATATGAAAAATGAGTTTTTCCAAATACGAGTTATCCTAGCACCTAAAAAAAAGCGCTACGTAACTAATATACGACTCCGTGAAGGAGTTGAGATATTTCCACCACGTACTGCTATTTCAGGACATGACTTTATGAAGTCTACTACAAGGGAAGCCACTAAAGTATTTTTTACTAATTTGGTTAAAACTAAAATGATAGATAGTCCAGATATCAATATATCTGAAATATTAAGAGAGTTGGAAAGATTCGAGGATATTGTAAGAACATCTCTTATTAATGGTGAGAAAGACTTTCTATTGCCAAAGTCCGTTAAATCGTTTTCTGCATATAAATTCCCATTCAGGGAAACGGGTTTTAGGGCGGTTATAGCATTTAATTACATTTACCCGGATATGGAGATTCAGTTACCTGAGAAATTAGACATTGTTAAAGTAAAACTTGGCACACTGTCTGAATTAGAAAAACTAAAAGGGGTGAATGAAGATTATTATAATATTTTCTTAGAAAGGGTATTTAATAATCCGGAAAAAGCTATTTCAGAAAAAGGTGTACAGGCATTTGCTATCCCACGTTCATTTCCAAATATTCCAGATTGGTTGAGGGTGTTTATTGATGTCGATACTATTGTGAATGATAATCTGTCAAGATTTACCAGTATTCTTGAGTCTCTTCAATTAGAAACTATTAAGACATCCAGATATGAGTATTTTTCTAATATTTTAAAGATTTAGGGGTGTATATAAATGAGGCGTTTGGATATTAAACCTGGAGAAAAATTTGGATTATGGACAATAGTTGATTCTCCAATGTTAATAAACTATTTAAAGAGAACTTCATTTTTATGTGAATGTAGTTGTTCTGATAAAACTCGAAGATATGTTAGCTCTAATAGTTTAGTTCGAGGAATATCTACCAATTGTGGATGTGTGCGAAAAGTTAGTATTTTAAAAAGTAACACTAAGCATGGTTTTAGCTACAATAGATTATATGGTATATTATATGGTATGAAGAGTCGTTGTTTAAAGACTTCAACCATATCATATAAAAATTATGGTGGTAGAGGAATTAAAATTTGTGATGAATGGTTAGATGAAAAGACTGGATTAAAAACGTTTATTGAATGGGCTATGAGAAGCGGTTATCAATCTAATTTATCAATCGATCGAATCAATAATGATGGTAACTACGAGCCATCTAATTGTCGTTGGTCAACTTCGTCCGAGCAAAATAATAATACTAGAAGTAATGTGCACATAACGATTAATGGAGTAACGAAAACTATGGGTATGTGGGCGAAGCAATATGGTATAAATAAGGGAACTTTTAGTGGGCGCTTACGTAAAGGATTCCCAAGTACTATGCTTTTGAAACCACCCGGATATTTCAAAGATAGGTATCTTATTAAAATTAATCTCCCATCGGATGTTATAATCCATGAACATGATTAAAGCTTATCGTGTAACTAATATAATAAATCTAGAATTGAAAAAACTTTAGTAATATTCTTAAAATTTAGAGGAGGAAAAGAACAATGGATTTTTCGATTATTGTGCCTGGGGATTGTGATGCAAAATGTGGTTTTTGTTTCTGGAAACAAACTGAGGCCTGTGACAATTATATTACTAAAGTTGAATCCATAATAAGTGAGTTACCTGATGGTCATCTAAGTTTAAAACTAACTGGTGGTGAACCGACTTTAAGTCCGTATTTAAAAGACTTACTGCAACTCATAAAGAAATATAAATCTAAATTCAAAGATGTAACTTTATTAACAAATGGATCTAACTTGTATGACGTTATTGATGATTTAGGAGATATAGTAGATCATGTCTCTATTAGTATTCATCATTTTAATACTTTTATCAATGAACGTATAATGAATAGACGTTATACTACAACAAATGGACTTTTAATGAATAGAAGGTATAGTACGGCGGGTGAGCTTTTAATAAGAACTAACTCAAAATTAAATAGTTTAGGAATTGATGTAACATTTACTGCTGTTCTTATAGATCAGTTCAATGATCATGGGGATATACTTGAGTATATAGAATTTGGTAAATCTCATGGGGCATCATCTATCTGCTTTAAGAAGATTAAAACAACTGAAATGACACTCGACCCAACAACAGAAGAGAACCTATTCAATAATACCAAACCGATATATATTAAGTCAGATACAGTATCTAGAGTTAAAATCCAACTTATAAATGGTATGAAAGTTATATGGAAAACTAGTTTACTAGAACCATCTAATTCATTTGATTGGTTTATTTATGAGCTAATATTACATCCAAATGGTCATTTAACACGTGATTGGGAAAGTAAGAGGGATTTTGATATAATCAAAAGTGAAATGGCGCATATTAGCAGTAGTGTATTAACTAGGGCTGAATTTAATCAGGTATTCCGAGTTAGTACATGTAAACAATGTGGTGATGTATTGGAGGTACTCGATGGAACTATAAAAACCAATCATGTTCTCAAATGTAATAGATGTAATATAGTCTATAATCGTGAATTTTATCCGCCTGTGGTGTATTAATATGAGAATTATCGTTACTGAAAAAGGAAGTATTGATCGGTTTGAAATAACTAATCTTAATTGGTTTGCTGAAAAATATGTTAGTTCTTTTGATAATATGCTTTACTCATTTGAGTTTATTCTAGATGATAAAGATAAAATTATTAGAGATGATATAAATATACGTCCAATGGCAGAATTATAAAATTTAAAGGAGTTGTTAAATTGTGAGATATTTATTAGTAAATCAACATAGAGCATGGGAAAGGTACGACGAGCAAATATTTGAAACAACAGATATTGAAATAATAGCTGATAAATTTATTAATAAACATAGGCCGTATGCTATAATTATGGATGGTCCTTGTTTATCAATCTATATATGTGAAGGTAATAATATTTTAAATAAGATCTCAATATCCGGTTATCATCCTGTAACAAAAGAAATAGTTGTATCTATATTAAAGGAATCGTCCTTTATTGATCGAAGATCTGAATTTGGTACAACTGAAAATATACGAATGAGAGAATAATTCCATCAGTTCGTATTATATTTTATTAGACCACGAACTTTATATTAAGATAATGAGTTAATTAATAGGAGGTAAAAACAAATGGCGTTTAATACAAATAATGGTCAGAACAATTCACGTGAAGCTGCTAATGTTAACACTAAAGGACTTTCATTCTTTAACAAAGATGGATACGATGGTGGAGCCGCATTCTTAATCGGGTATTGGAATGGTCTAATCTCATTGAGGATGCATCCTGCCCTAGAATTGAGCAAGCAAACTGAAACAAGAAAATTTGATTATGAGAAGGTAGTATCTACCGCGTTGACTCCTGAAAAAGCTTTTATTCTTGCTACAAAAATCGAAAAAGAAATTCTTCCGGCTATTGAAAAAGATGAGGCTCATTCCGTTGGTATTCCAGTTGGAAGTGATTCATTGTTGATCGTTTCAACCGGTAAAAAATTAATAGGATCAATTGCGCCATATATTGCAATTCATAAGTCTCTTGATCCTAAAACCAAACTACCTTCTATGAGTATGTATTATTCATTTAACTCAGACATAAGCATTGACAACTACGATGAAACTACCGGCGCATTTGAAATGGGACCTAGTCTCAATGCCGAGCTAATGGTATTCCTTAATGTCTTAAAGACATCCATTATCGGACTCGGAAACTCAACAGTCCACGCATCACGTTGTGTAGACAAATACTTTAAAGACAAATTAAACAGTGACATCGGTGAAATTGCTGGTAAACTTGGTATAACCATTACCGGCCCACAAAAGAATTCATATGGTCGTGGAGATATTTTCTCTAATGGTGGAAGACAGGAGAATTCATCTCGAACTGAACCTCAGACTAATGTTGAAAATCTGAGTAATATTGATGATATTGAGAAGTTTCTAAACTAGAATGGGATTTCTTGGTTTTGAATCTAAACGTGAAAAAAATCTTAGGTTACAATTATTAGATGCTCAAAATGAAATTGGTAGATTAAAAGCCGAGAAGGAAGGTATTCCATTTTTCGGCACAAAATATTCTGATTCTGAGTAAAATTATGTGTTAATACGAGACTTATAAATAGTGGCGATAACCAAGCCTGTTAATAATATTTATAAGTTGTAAAAAATCTTTATCGACTAACGTAAATAAAGATTTTCGCCGTTGGTCGGACGGTTTAAAGAACCTTAAACGGTTAAGTTATTATGGTATCTAACTAATACTACTAACACGACAGGACGATAGAATTAAAATATCCGCCGATGATATAAGAAGAAGAGTAAATTCATCTAGATAAAATTAATAATGGGCTATAAAATAATATAGCCCATTATTTTTTTACTGTTACTAAGGAGGTTATTATTTGTCAAATGAATTTACAACAAAAGATGAAATTATCTTTATAACATATGATGATGTCATTAAGAGTCGCAATCCATTTATTCTTAATCAAATATTACAAAAGTATAAATCATATTATAATGATTTCTTAGATTTATCCCAGATAGAGAATTTGAATAAGAAACAACTTGATTTATTTTGTCTTAAACGTCAACATAAAAATATATTTCATACACTTGCAAAAAAGGAATTTGATTGTAATACGGCTATGAAAGAAATTAGTGATAAATATTATGATATGTTTATTGAATCTGAATTATTGACTATAGGTAAATCATTGAGCTTTATTCTACATCAAAAATTTACTAAGAAGATATATATTCATAGTCAAGAATATGATAAGAAAATCCACTTAGACATTCAGATGAACTATAACGATATGGACAAAGTTAATTATGTCACGGGCAACTTAATTAATGTTATTAATACTATCGATGGTATTACCTCATATATACTTGCTGATATTATGGATGTATCAGCTTTATTGGCTACTGATAAGATAGCTTATACTAATATTCTAGTTGCTAACTATGGATACAATTTTACGTATATTGATAATAAGTTAAATCTTCGAATGAATTTAGATGACGCTATAAAAGAGAGAATATTTAAATTTGCTACATTCATGCCAATTGATATTGTAAAAAGTGATTTTAAATAAACTTAAAATATTATAAAATACTACGGGTAAAACAATGTCTTAATGAATCTAACGAAATAATAGGAGGTAAACTAATGGATTATTGTACTGACGGTTGTGGTTATACTGGTGAGAGTTATAAACGGAGGATTATAAATGGAGAGAACATCTTGAGTAATGAAGTAGTAATGGGCGGTGGTGAATATATTCCACTCGGGTTTCGAGGCATACCTGAAGTTAAAAAAAATACAGAGTATCAATGGAATATATTGAGTGAGGACGAGTTTAAACAGCGAATACTCAATGTATTTAGTCAAGTATCATCGGCTTTAGTGAAAACTCTTGGTCCCTATGGATCTACGACTTTGATCGAACGTTTTGGTGAAATGTGTATCACAAAAGACGGCTGGTCGGTATTGAAGAAGATCCATTTCACTGAAGAAATTAATAATCATATCTTACAATTGTTATTTAATATAAGCTCGCAAATTATATTAAAAATCGGTGATGGAAGTACATCTTCGATCGTAGCAGCCGATTCAATTTTCAATAATCTTAGTAAATGTGAGGAATTAAAAACTATTAGATCCAAAGATTTAATGGATGTTGTAAAACATTGTGTTGAGCTAATAACGGGTATCATCTTAATTAATTCTACTAAGATAGATCCTATTAAAGATCCTGAATTTTCTGATATCTATAAACTTGCTATAATTTCAACGAATGGAAATAAAGAGGTTTCAGAAATGATACGCTTTATTTATGCCGATACGGGAAATTCCAGTATCGAATTTAATAAATCCAGAACGGGTAAAACTAACTTCGAGATAGTTAACGGTTACAAATGCATGATAAATTATATGGACCCGATATTTATTACTAATGATGCGGGTACATGTGATATTACCAAACCGATGATGTTAATGTTCAATCATAAGATTGAAATGATTCATTATGAGAAAATAATACAACCTCTTATACAAGAGGCTCTTAATTCCGATAGAAGAATTGTTGTGATAGCTCCATATTATGATAATCAATTGTTAAATCTAATCCGTCGTAATAGTAATATAGAATTTAGAGCAACTCAAAAATGTACAGTTGTGTATACAAAAGTGGCGTTAATAAGTGATATGCATAATGAATATTTTAATGATTTCTGTATGATGACCGGAGCTATGATGATTAATGAATCTGCGGCTGAGGATATAATTGAAGGTAAAATTAATCTTGAAGAATATGTTGGAGAAGTTGGTAAGATTTCAATCGGCGATAAAACCAGCTTAATAAAAGATTGTTTTAAGATGAATACTGACGAACATCAAAGATATATGAATGATGCTGTCTCTAAATATAAACGAGTTGAAGAAACTCACAGTCAACTCGGAGTAGTTAATTCGGAACTATATGATCTCAAACAACGAATTTCTAAATTACGTGGAAAAATGGGAATAATATCCGTCGGTGGTTATTCCACACTTGAAAAGGATAGTAACTTCGACCTTGTTGAAGATGCGGTTAAATCTTGTGAATCTGCATATAATTATGGATTCAATATTGGTGGGAATTTGGCGATCCCTATTACTATACAAAAACTATTATGTAATGATTTCGGTATACCTGAACTTGATAAAATCGTTTTGAGATTATTTGATACTGCTTTCAAAGAAGTATTCTTTAAAGTATTAAAGAATAAATATACTCATGAATCTGATGTATATATTAATAGTTTAGTAAACGAAGCAATTGATCGGAGACAATGTTGGGATTTGATTAACGAGAAATTCTCCGATGATGTCATCAATTCATGCCATACTGATATTGAGATATTAAAAGCATCAACATCTATAATCTCTTTGCTGATATCTAGTAATCAATATATATCTATTCCACAACCAACTGAATAATTAACAATTTGGAGATATGATTTTGTCATATCTCCAATTATTTACTTTTAAAGGAGGAAATTAATTATGTATATGGCGCAAAATCTTAAAGCCTTTATTAAAAATCCAGCAGGCCCTGGAAGTACTGCACAAGGTAACATACAAATTATACGAGATGATCTAAATAGAAGATTTCTTAAATTAGTGAAAGAGAAACCTATAACTCTTGATGTGTACAGAGACAAAGATGAATATTATTTCCATTTTAAAATACCTAGTGAAACCGAACGAACTAATACATATGATGTGGTACTACATTTCACTATGGGTGAAGATGATTTCAAATACGACAATTTCATTAATAATTACTATATGATCTTCTTTTCCAATAGTCCTAATTTCGTATATACATTTGCATATACTTATAATGAATATGGTTTACTTATTCCTCATTTGGCTAATAAATATAAAGATATCGTTTTAGATCAGAATCCTCTTGTTCGTAACCCCGGCGAAGTCGTTAACTACGATAAATCGATATATTTCGCTTGTCATTATATAGAGGAAAATAGAAAATACCTAAATAAAATGCATCTTAATTCTATAGCTAAACCTTTTGACGTTAAGAAGTTTAATGAATTAATTAGACCTACGGATAGAATCGACATTGATATAAAGAAAGAGGATAAGCGTCTTAGGGATGAAAAAAGAAAAATTAAAGAAGATGCACTTAAAAAACCTAAGAAGGTAATTGAAAGAGTTTCTGATACTGTAAAGAGAATAGTACCTCTTAAGAAGATAGTTGCGCGTAAGTCATCTAAACCTAAAATAAAATCTAAATGAATTTATATATTATTACTTTAAGAAAACATAAAAGGAGTTGTGTTAATGTCAAATGATGATATACGTTCAGTTATATTAGTTGATGAATGGGAACCTGAAGAAAGGGATGTGATTATCCGACATGATGGAAAACTAGTAATAATACCATTTGACAAAATATTTAACAAGGATAATATAACAAGTTTAAATACTTTTGTTATTAAAAAAGAATCATATGTGAAACGTTTGGATCATGTACTGAATAAAGATGGCACTATATCTAAAGGTATATGTCATTATCTAAATTATTTCATTAAGTATTATGATTTAGATAATGAGTTATTATTGTCATATATAAAACTCAAATACATTATTGACAATAAGAAAAAGTCTATTAAGTTAATATCTTTCATCAAGATGTTGTATTCTATTCTGTTTACAGAATCATTAAAGAATAAAATACGACACTTAGTAGAAGACAATTACCATGTTGATGTTACTTCACATAATGGTATTAAATATACCAAATCAATGGAATTTACAAATGAACATGCAAAACTATTAATGATGATCTCAATGAGTATGAAGATAATGGTTCCTATCATATTTCATTTTATCAATTCGTCATCTATGTTAAAGGAACCGAATTATATCTTTCAATTTTATGAACGATTGTTCTATATGTATAAATATGATGAAGAGGTTGATATCTATAATAAACTATGGGTATCTACATTGGCTAAAGTTAATGTGAATGCTACAAAACATCGAGTTATATGGGACCAGCGAGAAATATTTGGAACAGATCCGTTAATAGAGCTTGATAAACTATTAAAGGAGAAGATAATTTCTGAAACTATGTTCAAATATACATTTGATAAAAACATTATCAGTTTTAACAGTGTGGTAAAATAATCTAATGCCACCTTTTCTTTAACTGACGGGAAGTTCCTTATAGCTTAAACTACTTAATCGTAATAATGTTTAAGATTGGATAATCCGCAGCCAAGATTCTTATATAAGAATAAGGTTCAACGACTAGAGTGTGACTCGTAGATCTATAGTTTAGATTGAAATAAGAAAACTCATCTTAATTAAGATGAGAAGATATAGTCTTATATCCTATATAACTATAGGGAAGTTCATAAGAGAACTGCATAGATTAACAACCTATGTGAACACGATGCTTAGAAAAACAGCTTGGTTACTTCATACGAGAACCTTATGAATTCTCATTAATTGAGTTAAACAATAAAAAAGATCTCGACGGTTTTTTATAGAAGCCGGTTTTCTCTTAACTGACGGGAACTTCCTTATAGCTTAAACTACTATAAGTAATAATGTTTAAGATTGGACAATCCGCAACCAAGATTCTTAATACAAGAATAAGGTTCAACGACTAGAGTGTGACTCGTAGATTTATAACTAAATCGAAGTGGAGAAACTTCATAATATTATGAAGAAGATATAGTCTATTATCCTAAAGTAATTTAGGGAAGTTCATAAGAGAACTGTATAGAGTTATAATCTATATGAATATAAAGTTATCAGGATTAGATAAGCTTGAGATTAACAGTAATAAGATTGATGAATCTTTAATTATATTATCTGGGATTAATATAAAGAAAACTATTAAGAGAATTAAGAATAAAATGAAAGTTAAGATCAGTGAAGATGAATTAGAATATTATAAGATCAATCATCACATTAATAAATTTCATGTTAGTCTCATATTCTTTTTCTATGCTAGACATTTTGGTAATTATCGAGATCTTAATCTATTAACCCGAAGACAATATTTAACCTTACTAATACTTCTTAAACGTAAATTACAAATCCAAGGAAATACTTACTTACCCCAGGTTTTAACAAGTAACATTGAAGGTAAATTAAATACTCGTACAATTCAAAATACTAAATTCTTAATGAAGATTGAAAATTCTTCTATATATCAATCATTAATGCAAGATAAATTTTCAACTTTAGAAGAATTAAAGAAATCTAATCTAATACTTAATCTATTATCAACTATTCTTAATACAACATTTACATGTGTTGATTATGATAATCGAGACAAGTTGGGTACTACATTGGATATTAACTCTGATATGATATCCGATGAGTTTCTTAATTTCTTGAATCAATTATAACAAATCATTAATAGTAGTGAATCTTTTCGATTCACTACTATTAATAAGGAGGAATTCTATATGTATATAAAGATGAATAAATTATGAATAATCTTGAGATGAAAAACCACTTAAGAAATAAATTATTACAAATTCAATCTGCCAAACAAAATGGCCCTAAACAAATCTTATTAAGATGTCCAGTTTGTTTAGATTCACAAAAAGATCTTTCACATGGGCATTTTTCTGTTAAGATAGATATGTTCAATGATGAACCTGTAATATTTCATTGTTTTCGATGTGATATTAGTGGTATTCTCACACCAACTATGTTGCGTTCATTTAAGATTAATGATTTACAATTAAACAGTGGATTATTATCTTATAATAAAGCATCTTTAGGTACTAATAACAAATCTTTTACTTTATATAATAACAATCTAAATTTAAGAGTTCCAACACCTAGTGATAATGAAAGAACTTCATTAAAACAAAAATATATTGAAGGAAGACTGGGTGTAAAATTTACCATAGAAGAATTGGTTAATCTAAAGGTTGTGTTTAATTTAGGAGAATTCTTAAAATTTAATGGTATTGATACTTTAACTACAAATAAATATAAAGCTAGATTATTACATAATGACTATGTGGGGTTTTTAACTGCGAGAAACGAGTTTATAAATTTCAGAGATATTACTGGAAGAAATGAGAGATATGATAAATATAACGTATATAATAATCTGGATAACACTCGAAAGTTTTATACTATACCAAACTCAATAGATCTTTTGACGCGTGATAAAATTACTATTAATATAGCTGAAGGTGTTTTTGATATCTTAGGTATATATCATCATTTATACGAAAAGGAACATAAGAATATTATCTATACTAGTGTAAATGGTTGTGGTTTTGTATCTGTAATAAAATATTTTATTCAAATGGGAATCTTTGGTAATGTGGATGTAAATATTTATTCTGATAAAGATAAATCACCTATATTTTATAAGAAGTTATATTATGAATTAAAAGACTGGATACATACAATTAATCTATTCTATAATGAAATAGGTAAGGATTATGGTGTTACTAAAGATAAAATAAAGATTATCAAACGAAAAATAGAAAGGTGAATTATTATATGAATAAACGTATAACTGAGTTAACACGATATTTTATAAAAGGCTCATTGGTTGGAGAAATTGTCCCATCTAAAATAGATTCGTTTCTAAATGAATTGAATACCTTAATTATAAAATACTGCGGTGAAAAGTATTATCTTAGTAGTGAAGTGGAGGCTGTTGACTCTGAGACATATAAGAGTAAAACTGAGGAAATAAATGAAAAAGAAAGTGAAGGATTAGTCACATGTCCATATACCTCAGAATGGTGTGATAAGCTAAAGGATAAAGAACTTAAGTCAACTTTCATACCTCCTAAAACGACATAAAAAATGAAGATGGATAAACGATCATTTAAGATTGTTTATCCATCTTCTTATATAAAAAAGAGGAGGACTGTGGGAAAAGGTAGTGAGCAATCTACCCTTTCTTAATTATCTGTTTAGTAAATTATTTACCAATATATAACAAAAGACATATAATTATTTTTTTTAATTATATGTCTTTTGTTATATAGTCTGTGCTTTAAGGAAACTTAGAGAAATAACTTAATCAGTAGTCTTAATAATTCATTCCTAATAAGATATTATTATACTTATAACAAATAATATAAGAAAGGGGGTGAAGATAAATGATTAAGACTTTTAAAACGAGAATACGACCAACTAAAGAACAAGAGATATATTTAAACAAATGCTTTGGATATAGAAGATTCATATACAATAATGCTTTAGAATATTTTAATACCCTTTTAGAGCATAATGGTAATATTATTGATAAAACATTAAAGAAGTTCTTTGATAAGTTTGATTATATTACTCATATATACTCTAAGAAAGAAAAGGAACCGGGATTTGAATGGACTCAAGAGTATAATAAGTCAATAAAGAATGAAGTGGCTAGTGATTTTAATATAGCTATTAATAAGTTCTTTAAAGATATTAAAGACAAGAAACGATGTAAATTACATTTTAAAAGAAAGATTCATGGAAATGGTTCTTTTAGAATATACAAGACGAATAAAGGTAATGTTAAAATTATTGATAAGAAGTTATTCTCTTTTATTATTAATAGAGAATACGGTCACATGCCATTGAAAACTTTTGAAGATATAAGCTTTTTATATCACTATGATATAAAAACAATGACTATTAGTATGAAGAATTTTAAATATTATGTATCATTCACTTATGAAATAGATATCCCAAAGCATAAACATAAGAAAAATATGGTAGGTATAGATTTAGGAATACATAATCCAGTAGTTTGTTTTGATGGAAACGATATCATAAATCCTAAATTTCCGAAGGGAATTATTAAGAAACTAGAGAAGAAAGTTGATAAACTCTCAGTAATAGTTTCTAAAAAGAAGTATGATAAACGTAACCCATCAAAGAACTATATAAAAGCGAGAACCAAACTTAATGATATTCACGTCAAAATAGTGAATATCAGAATGGATTATATTCAGAAGGTATCTACATTCTTAGCTAAGACTTATAGAAACGTAATAGTTGATGAGTTTAGTTTTAAAGAGTTATTAACAGAGTCCGATGGTAATACGCGTATAAATAGAGGTATACACAGAGTTGGTGACTTTATGTTTACACAGGTGTTAAAATATAAATGTCACTTTTATGGTAGTGAATATATTTTAGCATTACCTAATAGTACCATTACATGCTCTGAATGTAATCATAAACTTAAAACTAAGTTAAAGTTATCTCAAAGAATCTTTAATTGTCCAATATGCGGACATATAGATGGTAGGGATAACAATGCTTCTATTAATATTTATAAGTCATTTAAAGGATCTTTATTAACTAACGTAAATAGAGATTTCGCCGTTGGTCGGACGGTTTAAAGAACCTTAACGGTTAAGTTATTGTGGTATCTAACAAGTACTACTAACACGACAGGATGGAGATATTGTATTTATTTAATATACCAGTTAATGTATTTACTTGCAAATCTGTATTCAATTCAGGAAAATTCTCTAAAATCTCAAGTTTGAGTAAATCAAGATAAAGGGACGGCATAGTATGGCACAACTCCTTCCTATTTCTAGTAAGAGTATACCATACTAATGCCGTCAAATGCAACCCATATTGCTTGGATCAATAGATAAATATTTATTTTTATCGTATATATTATTAAAAATCTCTTCTTTATAAATGTTTAAAATTAATTCATTCATCATATCATTACTTCCTTTCGTTATCAAATAATTAATAATTTGTTATCACGAAAGTAACTAATAATTCACGATTTGACAATTTATTAATTATGTCGTATAATGCGTCAACTACGACATTAAATCTACCAAAGATGGATCTGAATTTACAGAGTTAGTCACCAATTCCTGCAGGTATTCCGCAACCAAACCATATTATTTTGGGACAATGCTCACATGATAAACAAATTCCTCGTCGTGAATATTCACCCTGTTTCGGACATTTCACATCTTTTTTGGCATAACAATATTCTTGCATTTTTTTATTGCTCAAAATATTTTTCACCCACCTTCCCATAATAAAAGAGCCTTTCGGCTCTTATAATCTGCACACACTTAATACATTTTCTAATCCTAATATCTCAATTGCTTTAGTTAAGACAATTTCAGATTTATCATTATCGTGATAAGTGCATCTACCATTTTTATATGCACCACAACAACTGCAATTTGAACCACTTAAAAAACATGAGCTTAAACGAAATGTAAACGGGTTTTCCTTTTTACTATCTAGTTTTTTTAAATACTCTGTTAGGGATTCGATAGAACTCATATTATTACCTCCCAATATTAGAATAAACTCTAGATAATTTTGTTTTATCTAGAGTTTAAATTGATCATCTTTGTCTGTGACTACAATATAGATTGGGTTTTCATCCATGCTGAAATCAAGCCTGCAAAGTGCTGTTTACAGGAATCGGACATTGGATGTATATCGTCGTACATCCATATTTGCCGAAGTGATAAGTCATGCACCCACACACCATCAACTTGACGAGGGTTTTCGTTTAGATTTTCAAGATTTGAACCCACATGATTCGACCCGTTATAACCTGTATCGTGCCATACATGAGACACATCCCAATATCCAGTGGTTGTAATTTGTGTCCTTGCCCTTACGTCACTTTCTTCCCATAGCTTATAAAGTGGAAATCCAAAGTAATTAGATGCCGTTTCCTCTGCTTCCCAAACATGTCCTAACTGATATCTACTGTCGTCATTGTCGTAATGCCCAACCATTAGTATTTTTATTCGTGGTTTACGTAAACGTATTTGTTGTACCAGATAAATAAACGCACCCACAGCATAATGCCTATCATTTGAAGTTGCTGGGACGCTAGTATAGGTTAAAGCAGAAGCGTCTCCTGTGGCATCATTCCTAAAATGCTCGAAAACAATTGCATCCGAAGTAGCAATGTATGACTCAATACGTCCAAGCATAGCACCTGTGATTTTCCCAGTTATGCTTAAATCACCTTCGATATCCATGGAATCATCCCAACAGTAAGAATATGCCAACCATCGCATACTATTATATGTTGCACCATTATTCGCATAAACGTCAATTGGTTTTAAAGCCGGAATCCCTATAACAGGTGTTACAGGGTCTACACTAACATATGTATCTGCAAGCATATCCCCATAGCCAATAACACTTGTTACTTCTCCTTCAGTATAACCCTTTGCTATAAGATAGGCTTTACGATCCGTTGTTTTCCAGCAATCAAACAACCGCCTACGTTCTTCCTGTGTCATTGATAATGTACGCAGTACATTTGCCATCCATAGACCAGTTATTCCAAGGTCATCACCCAACTCAGAGGTATCATAAACAGAACCACCTATACGCATCATTGACGAACCGACAGCTTTATTAGTCACGGTTGCTCCAATTGCCGTACCGACTAGGATAGGGTGCCCTTGTTCAGGAATTGATGTTCCTAACCACAAAATATTTTTACCGATGTATTGTCCATTCCCTTGTAGTGATAGTTCTTGCGAAAGTGCTTGCACTTCTCCATATGCTGCAAGTTTTCTTTTCTCAGAATAATAATTTACAGTAAGACTTGACGTTAAATTTGTAACATTACTACCGTCAATCGCCTTAATAATAACTGCGACATATAGGTAATCACTATCAAAAGCGTATTCCGTACACCAATCTTGTATAAATTCAAAAGGCTGTCCATACCCATCGTTATTAGCATTCACGACAAGCTGAAAACCAGTTGCCGCCTCAAATCCGCTTAGATTATACGTGGGAAGCACAATAAATGCCCTCGTATTGATAATAAACTTATTACCAGTAGCATCAATATTACCAGTTATCAGATTAGCATAAGCACTTATGACATCCCCACCATACCTAACAGTAGTTTCAACCCTTGACAATATAACTGTGTTATGACTTATAACACTTAAAATGCTATCTAAATCAATCCCAGTTATATCCGCATCACTATTATCTTTTACTATAATGTATAAATATTTATGGCTTAACGGGTTTATATACACAGCGTTCGACGCAATCCATCCACCTATTGTTGTAATAGCAGTTCCCTTTATATCACACCCTTTTATAAGAAACTGATAACCTAGCTTGCAGGACAGGTTAGCGACGAATTCGGACTCAAGTATCACCCTAGCCCTTATGTTTGACACAACTTCTGAACCATCAGCATCGTTAAACGTGCCAATTGTTAAATCAGCATAAGATTCGGTTGCTGTGCCAGACAACTTATCGCCAACTAAATTATCTATTTTGCCAATCTGCCCTCTTATTGAGGTTCCTATATTTGCATAGGTTGCTCCGTCTGCACCAACTCTACCGTCAATTAACTCAGCATCTCCAGTAGTGCTTCCTGCCGAAAGTGTTGCAAGATTTGTTATTCTTGCGCTTTCTAAATCCAAGTCTACTTGACGTGCTTTTGTTGCTAACTCCTGCACATTCTCTGCCTTATACGTCATAAGATCTTTCTTAATACCAGCACTTGGATCATACCTAGATTGCGACATAACTGACTCCCTCCCCACTTATAGATGAATCAATATAGATTTGATTAGCATTGGCTACAGCAAATGTGAATGCTTCCTTGGCACCAAGCTTCACCCCATAAACAGCCAATGAAACATTTACTCCACCGGCGAAGACACTTCCTGTATTAGTATCCAAACCGATAACAGTTACCTCCCGACATGGTATATTAGGTAATTGAGTTCTGGTTCCAGCAGTAGTGACTAATTTTAATGCCCCAGTTAATGACGTACTACCACATAATGCTCTATATATACTAGATAACCATCCTCTGGCTCCAGTACCCCCAGTTGCTTGTGATACACCAGTAGCATCAGTTCCGTCTAATATAGCTGCCGCAGAATGCGTTCCATCAGGATTTTCTACAGCTTTAAATGGTACACCACCAATAAGAATTATTTTATCCATTTTAACTTCAACTCCTTTGTATTATGTTATTTTAATATTATGTTTAATTCATTACCACATGAAGATTAATTATACTATTTTATAAGTATTGGTTATATATCTTTACCTCTAACAATTAACTAATAATAACTAAAATAGGTGGTGTATATTTATGGGACATTTAATTGATGAAAAAAGGTTTATAAACAATAACATCTTTAAATATGAAGAGAGGATGAATTCTCAATACTCAAGATTTCTAGATAAAACCCCTACATTTATAACGTATTACAATATAAATAATATTACATCTATAACAGATACAGGTTTTTTAAATGTGGAGCGTATTATTGATTATAATTCTCCTATACGATTTAAGCGAATTGATGATCTTCCAATTTATGGACTTGATACAATTCTGCTAGATTTAACAGATGACGAAATAGGCCTAGATACTTCATATGATGGTGAAGTAGTTATATTACCTAATACCATACGGCCACTTCCTAATGATTGTTTTACGATAACATATCTAGATAGTAATTATTTATTTATGGTAACAACTGTTAATTATGATACCATTAAGAGTAATAACTATTATAAGATTTCATTTGTTATTAGATCGTTAACACCCGATATTAAAAATCAATTATTATTACAGGTTGAAGAAGTATATAACTGTGTTCTAACTAATATAGGAACGCAGGAGAAATGTATAATTCGATCTGATATATACGAGAAAATTATTCTTATGAATGAAATGTATAAAGAAATCTGTGAAAAATATAAAATATTGTTCTATAATATAAGATATAACAGTTTTATGTATATTGATGAAATCAGCCATATAAAATACTATGATAAATATCTAACATTCTTTATTAATAAACATCAGTTATTTAATGAACGATATGAATATGATACATTGTTTTTAGTAAATGAGGATGACAATCATAAATTTCCTCTTGAATACGATAAGTCATTTTATCACATTTTAGAAAAAAATAAAAAGAGTATGATTCCAGAGCATATTAATTATGCAACTGGTAGTGTAGCTAATACATCATCTATATTCAGGTACTATAATGACGTATATGTAAAGAGTATATATTTCTCAGATATTGGTTTGCCATATATTGATGATATACTTATTAATAGCATAATCAATAGTATACCATCAGATAAGGTTAGTTATAAAACAATTATTGATTATTTTAATAATAATGTGAATGTTATCGATACATTTGATATGGGACCATTGGCTGAGAACGATTATATTGAGTACGATTTAAATTCATTCATTCTAATTCCTATGCTATTATTTATTCTCCGTGTGTACTATAATAAATTCATGGCGAATTAGTTATTTTTTTCTAAAACATTTAAATAAATAAGTGAATTATGTGAGGTGATTATATTATGTTAAATAATCTTAAAAAAAGTATCAGAGAGAATCAAAACAGAGAATTTGTCACTGAAGCTACAATTAAACATACTACTGATGATGATATACGAGATATATTCTTAAATGATGATTTAATGGATGGTGCTGAAGATGATCCTGAAATTACTAAACTGATTGATAAAATCCCCGAGTATGGAGATGCTGAGGATATCGATCTGGCTACACTCGAAGAACAATATATACCTGAAGGAAAAATATAATTACGGAAAGGGGTTTGAATATAAAATGAAAGTTACTAATAAAATGGTTAAAGTCCTCTCTAATGATATTATATATCCAAAGGGAGGAATTTCAGGTCCAATCCTGACTCCATATATGGAGGATGTTCGTACCATCTTCATCATGATTACCCGCAACATAAAAGTTGTTGAGGTTCTTTCTGATGGATCTGAAGTGGTCCTGAACACTAAAAACTTCGATGCCAAAATCACTCCAGACGTGATCGAAGAGATTGTTGAACCTATCGTGGAGACAAAAGTGGAAGTGGTTCCTGTAATCGAAGAGATTAAACCGGTTATCGCAATCGCACAACCCACCAACCAGCGCAAAAAACCTGAACCCGATGCCATAGAAAAAAAATAATACTAAAGAAACCCCATATGTGTAATCTCATACACATATGGGGTTTCTTTTATGTTTAAGCCAATAATGGTCATTTAAATTGTTAATAGATATTCTCATCTTAATGAAAATATGTATTAAATACCTAAAACACTTTTAACCATTTTTATTTGAGTAATATTAAAGTTTACTCAAATCCTCCGATAGTATCGCCTTCTAAAATAATATCTTCGCCTTCATCCATAGAGGGCTACATATATTATAAGTAGATACGCGGGCAAACACACCATCAGTTTTCTATATCAAACTAAGAAACTAACATATTTTGTACATGATATAGAGCGTCAACAACTATGTTATATTTCCTTCTACACGTTCAGTAATTATGTCTTAAATATCAAATATTTATCTACGTCTAAACAACTTTATATTACAATCTCTAAACTATATACCCTTCCTACTCAGTAAATTGAATAAATGATATTTATACGATTAGTATAGAGGTTAGAAACTCCACATATTAATTATAATATATGCAGCTTTTCACCACCTTCCCTAGTAAGAATTGTATAATACTTTAATTAAGTATCGTTACAAACTTAAGAGGGGCCTCACCACCTTTCTATATATAATATAGTAGGTTAGTGATAAGGGTTAATAATAAGGCTTTGCTATATAATCACCTTCATTTCTGTTAACTATTATTGTGGTGACACATTATAACCATCCTTTCTTATTTTATAATACTTATATTAGTATAATATATATTTTAATTATCTTAAAATACGATAATGAGATAGAGCTATGTTTTACACATAGCTCTATCTCATTAATCATTTTCGAAACGTGTCATCATATATAGTGTATGAACACCCTCATTGGTTGTCTTTCTCATATTACTACCAGCGATATTTAGAATATGAGCTTTAGATGTCATAATTTCAATAGCTTCTTTATTAGCTTCTTGACTAAATAAACCCTTTACTGTAACCTGATCCAAAATATTCATATAGATATTTAATCCATACAGTTCTCTTATGAACTTCCCTATATTAATATAGGATATTAGACTATCTCTTCAATAGAATAAATCTATTGTTTTCCCATTTCGATATATAACTATATCTACGAATTACTTCTAGTCGTTGAACCTTTCTCTTATATAAGAGACTTGGCTGCGGATTGTCCAATCTTCCATTAAAGAAGCTATAAGGAGTTTCCCGACAGTTAAGGAAAATACGGCAATACAATGACCGTCGTACATGTAAACTCCATATTTTCATATGGCATGGACTATATCTTCACCGTATAATAATAAATTATTAATTAGGTGTCCTGCACTTCCCAACTAACCCACAAATTAGTCAGTACACTACTAACTACTATATAATTATATGATAGTAATTTTCGTTAGTCTCTACATCTTCTCTAATTAATTTACATATTTTCACATATTGTAATTTTAACATGGGGGTTTTTATTTTGGGTGTATCATTTAGTTTAGACTCTATTTTAATCAATATTTCATTACGGGAATTTTTATCACAATAGAATACAAAATATCCTTGAATAATACGTCCAAATCGAACCGCATGAGTTACAGAACTTTTATTACTATCTATTGAATCAGCAAATGACTTCGCTCCTTGGAATATATGAAATAACCCATCTTTAAATGCAATTATAGGTTTAGATTTATCTCGTTTAGTTTGTTCAGAATGTCTAAATAATTTTGTACTTTCACTCATCTTATATTTAGACTCACTATTCATAGTTCCACCGACCCCACCTGTTTTCTTATTATATCCAATATTAGGATCATTTGCTTTTAAAGTTGATATCCAATATACCTCTTTTTCGTTCATTTCATTTTTAGAGGTGCATGTGTCTATTATACTGCAATCAAAATTATTAAATCCATATTCATTAACTATTTTTATAATATGATATAAATTCGATTTCCTATTAAGCTTTTTATACTTATAATCCTTAAGTCGTGAATGTAGATTTATTGTCTGACCAATATAAATTTTACCATCTATATTATTTCTCAACATATATATTACACCAAAATGTTTTTTCGATTCAATTATTAGATCATCATTATACATAATAACCCCCCTTATTATATATAAGTTAGTATAAAAGTATTTTTTTACAATATATGAATTTCGTAAATCAATTAAAGCTTGACACGGTATTTCCAGCTATCCATATTTCAGGACCTTAGGTTCTCTTACGAAGCTTATTCGTCAATGCTTATTTCACTTCTACCGTTAGCATGAGTATTGTGATACCCATACACCGCCTGTTAAGCGTTCACAGGATTTTTAACTAAGCTATTTCTAGCAAAGGGAGACAACAACTTTTATCTCCGTTTAAACCAGGTAGATATAAATTTGACATACTCACAGTATCTGCAAATAGAGTGGATATTTCTTCTTTAGGTAAACTAAGATCGATCCTAGGATAATTCGTATAGACTCTATTTCCAATAAACATCGGTATAGTTTGGTGGGTACTTAGGACTGATATTTTGTTAGGAAAGCTACTGAAATAATCTGAAATAGGATATCTCGTAACGAATACCATTTTATCTGATGTAACATCAACTGCCGCTTGATATAAAATATCACACCAAGTTGCCTTCCTTTGTACTAAGGGAGATTCAGTTTCAGGAACCCCTGGTTTATAATCTTTTCCTATAAATCGCATATATAATTTCTTCCCATCAGATCTAGGTTCCTCGACGGGAAGTTCAATTGGTGTAAATCTATCGGATACACTAAATATGAATCTATCAATTTGTTTTTTAAGATATTCTTCGTTGAAATATAATGAGGGATCTTTTAATTTCACATATCCCATGGAACCGTCCGGATTTCTTACAGGATACTTATTACCAACCTTCTCTAATTCTCTATGGAAGAAATTTTTAACCCAATTTATTATAAATGGTGTAAATAATGAACATGTTTGTGCAAGAGGAATACCAACATGATAAAAATCTATTTGCATCTCAGATGGTTTATTTGCTTTGAATATAGGTGCAGAAATTCGTTTATTCATATAGAATATAACTCTATACAGTTCTCTCATGAACTTCCCTAATTTTCATTAGGATACTAGACTATATCTTCAGGAAATTAAGAATTCCTGAACTCCCATTTCAATACAATAATGTATCTAACTCACGGTAAATTAATATAACCATATTTCCGTGTGATAGTCGTTGAACCTTATTCTATTAGATAGAATCTTGGCTGCGGATTGTCCAAACTTAAACATTGTTACTTTAAGTTCTAAGGAGATTCCCGACAATTAAGGAGCTACGTGCAGTAAATCCACACTCCTCGATCCGAAATCAACCGATTTACCCATTAAATTTTTTCTAATTAATCCATTCTTCTTTTCTATTCTACCTTTGAGCAAATCATAAATTTCTACTAAGACTTCCTGAACCTTAGCCCTAGTTCCATTAAGTACAAAATCAAAATTATTGGAGTTCCTCAACACAGTTGCGAATCTTAATAATTTAGCGTACTTATCATTGATCTCATGATGACTAATCTTACCCTGTGTTGCTGATTGTAAATTAACATCACGATAGAATGCTGGCACTACAATCCAGTACTCAGTAAATAAAGTATCTTTATCATACGATCTCAGCAAGTCAATTCTTTCACTACGTATAGAACTGGCATTCTTTTCAAAGTTTATTTTTTCCCAATTTTTATATAAGAATTCTAATCCAGTCTCACCAGATTCCTCAGCTTCAACCAATTGTCCATTTTTATCTATTATAAAATTCTTTGATCCATATACAATAGATTGAAAATTTCTATTCATACGTTTTAATAACTTATAAACAAATGGGTGTAAGAAGTGCCCATTTAGTTTAATATAAGCATAAGTTTCTCGTCGTTCATTAACAGATACACCGAATATATTTGTAGATAGTAAACCACCAGATGTTGGTATACTACCTTTTTCAAATATTATGATTTCAGTGATTTCTTGTAATGAATTAACTTGAATAAACTTCTTAATTGGTATTAAATCAATCTTCATATATTTCTTGCTCCTCGGAAATATTTTTATTCATTATAGAAATATCTATTTTGTTTGAACTCTTAATGACATCTAGAGTAAAATATTTAGCGTGAATGTAAGTATTAGAACCCAATTCTGTTTTTAATGTCTTATTGAAATTATTTAATAATGGTTTTGTTTTAAAATGTATATATATTAGAAGTTTATCAGTCTGTTCATTACAGATTATCTTCTCTACATTTTTTAAACATAGATTTCTTATTAATGAATAAAAGAATTTAAATTTCTCATAATGATAATTCAAGATGTTTTCAAATAGAGAACAGTCTGACAATTCAGACTTTGTTAATTGATTGAATATAATGATCATATCGTTTTCCATTCTCACTCCCCCTTACTTTTTTACTACCAACAGGCTGGGGATCTATATTACTTTCGCAATATAGATTGTCTGGCTTGTTCACTCTTCATCCTTTCTGCTTCTTTCTTTCGTTCCTCTTCTATTTCTTCCCGTTCTCGTTTAAGACGCTCTATTCTAGTTTCCCTCATAATAAGGGCCTCTCGATACGATAATTTATATTTAAAATCATCCATATCAAGCTGCCCTTTATAAAGTTCAAGCATCTCATCCAGAAAGGCATAGAATTGTTTTATTCGACTTTTGTACTCATTGCCTGTTGATATTTGTAAAAAAGTATGGCTTCTAAATCCATTGGTAAGGATTGAGTGTGATATTTACAATTAGGACATTGAACATTCATTAAACCGAATTCGAAACTCAATCCTTCTAGGATAGAATCTCCTTGTTTTGTCAAGATGATAATATCATTGTCAGTAAGGGAATAAATCACTTTGGCAATTTCGAATGCCCCTTCAATCTCATAATATTCCTCTTCATTATCTGGATCGGGTATAAACATCTTATTTACGACAGATGATAAAACAGAGGCTTGATTATATTTAACCTCTTTATTTTCTGATAATTCCTTGATAGATTTATTAATAAAGTCATA